CCGACTGGGTTGGATTGCTTATGGTGATGATTGGCTTTGTTCTTGCAAACATTGGCGTATTTATAAAGCTATGGGAGTTCATGCCATGACTGACAAACAACCCGAAGCCCTGCGGCTGGCTGAACATGATGAACGACTATCTAGGATTATGAGGATGGAGCCAACATACGCCCCCGAACTACGCCGCTTGCATGAGGTGAATGCTGAGTTGGTGGAGGCGCTGAAGTTGGCGCGAGAAGAAGCCGTTGGCTGGTATGACGATTCGCGTGGATTTGATGCTAAACGTCCTCCAGCATGGCTAAAACCGATTGATGACACCATTGCCAAAGCTACAGGAGAACAACAATGAGCAAGCTATTTACTGCCAGCATTACATTTGATTTTGTGGTTGTCGCCGAAGATGAAACTCATGCACATCAAGTTGCCATGAGTGAGATGCGCGAAGCATTGAGTGACATGGATCGCTACGATGCGGACATTGACATTGCAGAAGGAGTTTCTGCAAACGGTTGGGATGATGACTGCATTCCTTATGGCGGTGACGGCAACACCAGAACCAAGGATTACACATGACCATCACACTAACCCGCGAGGAAGCGCAGCAGGTGCTGGATGCGTTGGAAAACTTAGCGAGCATGGCGGGGGCGGCATGGACTACGGATAACCCAATCGAAACCCTCCGCGCCCGACTTGCGCAGTCAGAGCAAGAAAACGACATGAAGAAGTATCTTGCAAGCCCTAATCCTTGGAGGGTAATGCCATGACCGACCGAGAACTAATGCGACAGGCGGTGGTTGCGCTGGATTTAGCAATGCTGCATGGGGAATATCCGCAAGACGCTGGCATATTCCGCGAAATAAGTAATGCGGCTAACGCCCTTAGCGCCCGACTCGCGCAGCCTGAACCGGAACCTGACAAGTACCTGATGGAAGTTGAATGCACAAAATGCGGCGCAAAGCAGGATGGCGTTTTAACCGTCACCGTCCCACCAAAGCGCGAGTTCATAGGGCTGACGGATGAGGACTTTTCGGCAATCAATCAGTCTTGTTCAACCAAACTTCAAGCCGCGACAAGTGCCGAGTCAATACTAAAGGAGAAGAACAGTGCCTGACATCAAGCTATACGATTACCAGAAGATTCTTCACCCACGAGTTAAATCAGTGTCGCATTACTTTGTGCCAGAGCACATGACTAGCCTTGGCCTACAACCGAAAGCGCCGTGGTGTGATGGCAATATGTTTTGCTGCGCTTACGACAAGGAGAACAAGCTGATTGGTGTAAGGTTTGTTCACGCGGATGGGAAGTATGTGGATTTGATACAAGTGGAGGACGCATGAGCGGAGACCATAACCAATACCAGAAAGGCTGCGACCACTCATGGGTATACATAGGCAGCAAACGGCAAGCAGCATGGCAATGTTCGCACTGCGGCAGGTTAGCACTCGATAACCCCAACCACACAGGAAAACAAATGATCGACCCAACTAAACTACAGTACTACACGATGGCAAGTCGGATGCGAGGGTTTGCAGAAGGCATCATAGACCAAGACCGCCACGAAGCACTAGTCAATATGCTAAACAAAGCAGCGTCGTTACTCGAACACGCATGGGATGAGTACAACTCAACCTTACCACCAGACCAACAGATAGGGAGTTAAACATGAGTGAAATACGCACAGCACGACAAAGCATTATCGACTTTCTTGAAATGAATAAAGAAGTCATGGGGAGCATCGAAGCGGTGCAGACATTGGACGGGCGTACCATCAACCTGAACAACATGACCGACGAAGAAGCGGCAGAGGCAGCAGAGATACTGATGGTTGCAGGTATGCCAACACGACTAGGCTCACTGGCTAAGAGTAAATGATGGCTACACTGAAACAACTAGCAGACTATCTGGAAGACAACGCACGTAGCGAGATGGACAACGAAGCCGCCGTAGCCCTACGTAAGTACAGCCGGTTGTTCAAGGTGGCGCACGAGATGGTCACCGCCAAAACTCACGAGCACAGCAGAGCTGCGTATGTTGAAATGATTGACCTTATAAAGGGGAAATCAAATGACTGAAGTAGTAAAGCGTAAGCGTGCGAAGGCAGCTATGAAGATGCTAAGCGTGCGTATGCCGGAGTATGTTATCAAGTACTTTTACGATAACTATCCGAATGGTAGTAAGGAAATAAGAAGTTTGTTGGAAGAGTATGTCAAACATAAATTAGGAGCTAACCATGAGAGGAAACTCTAAATCTGCAAAGATTGCCAGCTACATCCGTAAGAACCCCCACGCCCCCGTTGCAGATGTTGCGGCTAAGTTCGGAGCCGATAAGCAGTACATATACAACGTGCGCTACCTTATGCGTAAGAGGAAAAAAGCCACACCCGTTGTACTTAACCCCCTGATGGATACGCCTGATCCACAGATGCCCAAGTTCCAACCCAAGGATGACCCGGTCAATCACCCCAAGCACTACACCGATGGGGGCATCGAGACAATAGACTTCATCGAAGCGAAGCGTCTGGGCTACCACCTTGGCAACGTGGTGAAGTACATCTGTCGCGCTGGCAAAAAAGGCACTAACATGGGGATGCAGGACTTGCAGAAAGCACGGTGGTATCTTGACCGAGCCATCGAGAAGAACGAGATCAACCCACCCACGAGGTAACTATGTCAGGCACACCCGAGAATAAAGTCAAAGCCGCAGTTGTCAAGCTGCTTAAACAGTACGGCGCGTATTATTTTTTCCCCGCTACACATGGCTATGGCCGCTCAGGTGTGCCCGACATTGTCTGCTGCATTAAAGGTAAGTTCCTAGCTATAGAGTGCAAGGCTGGCAAGGGCACGACAACTGTCCTACAAGATCGGGAGATCAATGCTATCCGTACGGCGCAAGGTATAGCTGCTGTGGTTAGGGAGACTAACCTTGACATGATCGAGCTGATACTGAAGGAGCTAACGCATGACAGAAAAGAAGGTGATAAGTAGGAACAAGCCATGCGAAGCTGTGCTACTGCTAGTGCAGCGCATGGAGTCACACCCAGAAGAGTTCGCACTCAACAGCACAAGCAAGTGGCAAAACCTTTTGACCGTAGTAAAAAGACGTGTAGTCGATGGGGACAAGGACGCGCTTATCGTATTGGATGACTTTGAGTGCGACATGCTGTGGAACAAATTTAGGCACGCAGGTAAAAAATCACTACATGCGTTCATTATGCAAAAGATACTAGAAGGAAACGGAGAGTTAAAAGATGAGTGAAGAAATTAGCGCAGGCGTACGCATCCTGTTGGAACGAGCTAAGTCCAACCCCGAAGAATTGATGGATGACTACGGCAAATGGGGGCAGCTACGAGAAGCTGTGTACGCTTACAAGGAAGAGGGGCATCGCCGTCCATGGATACGTGGGTTGCGGCAAGATGAGATAGACCTGCTGTACGAAGCGTTTAGTTCCCATGCACGGAAGATATTTGATGACTACGTGATGAGTAACGTGCTGGGTGTAGACGAGAATAAAGAAGAATACGTTGGGCAAGCAGCACTCAACAAAGCAATGGCGCAAAGGGGGCTGTTAATAAATAACCCGCCTGTCGTGAACCCCGGTTCATGGGTAAACACGACAACCACGACTTCAAACGTATCCTTAGTCGCTAAGCTTAAGCAAGAACTAGGAATCAAATGAAAATAATCGCGTTGGACTTTGAGACGTACTACGACAAGGAGTACAGCCTCAGCAAGATAACGACTGAGGAGTACATACGTGATGAACGATTCGAAACCATAGGTGTAGGCATAAAGGAGGATGGGTGTGAAGCAGTCTGGTTTTCAGGTACCCACGATAAAATCAAAAAGTTTTTGGATTCGCTCAACCTGCACGAGCATCTGGTCTTGGCTCATAACGCTATGTTTGATGCCGCTATTCTTAATTGGCGTTTCGACATTCGCCCTCGGGGTTGGCTTGACACGCTTAGCATGGCGCGTGCTCTACATACCATTGAAGTGGGGGGATCACTCGCTGCACTCGCTACGTATTACCAGCTGGGTGAAAAAGGAACAGAGGTCGTCCAAGCTCTCGGTAAGAGGCGCACAGACTTTACGGCGCAAGAGCTAGCTGCGTATGGCGAGTACTGCAAGAACGACTGTGCACTGACCCTCGACCTGTTCAAGATACTGTCGCAGGATTACAGCAAGACTGAGTTGAAGCTGATCGACCTGACCATCCGCATGTTCTCGGAGCCAGTGCTGCAACTAGACGCCAACGCTTTGCTCGACCACATCCATGAGGTGCAGGTAGAAAAGAAGAAGCTACTGGACGCTGTGACTATGGTGGATAAAGATCAGCTCATGTCGAACGACAAGCTGGCTGCGACGCTAAAGCTGCTAGGAATAATTCCACCTACGAAGATAAGCCCAACGACGGGTAAGGAGACTTATGCTTTTGCCAAGTCTGACGAGGCGTTCAAGGCACTGCTTGAGCATGAGGACGTACGCATTCAGTCTATTGTAGCTGCGCGGCTAGGCGTAAAGTCTACGCTGGAGGAGACCCGCACCCAACGCTTTATTGAGATTGCCTCACGAGGGACTATGCCAGTTCCCCTACGCTACTACGCTGCCCACACGGGACGGTGGGGTGGTGACGACAAACTTAATTTGCAAAACCTTCCCCGACAATCCCCGCTGAAACACGCTATTACTGCGCCGCCCGGCTTTGTCATGATCGACTCAGATTCATCCCAGATCGAGGCGCGGACGCTGGCGTGGCTGGCGGGGCAGGATGACCTTGTGGCTGCGTTCGAAGCTGGAGAGGACGTGTACAAGATCATGGCCTCGGCTATCTACAACAAGCCCGTGAGTGCTATTACCAAGGACGAGAGGTTTGTCGGAAAGACAACTATTCTGGGTTGTGGCTACGGTATGGGTGCGGTGAAGTTCCAAGCCCAGCTAAAGGTGTTCAACGTGGTGCTGGATATTGAAGAGTGTCAGCGCATCATTCAGGTGTACCGACAGACATACCCGCACATCGCTGCGTTCTGGAAGGTGGCTGGCAAGGCGCTGGACTACGTGCGTGATGCCCAGTACTTTGAGTTCGGACGTGGTGGCATCCTTAAAGTTGACGGCAGGAAAGGCATCAGACTGCCCAACGGTTTGCACATCAAATATCCCAACGTGCGGCAAGTACAAAAAGATGACGGATCAGCAGAAACCGTGTACGATACAAAGAGGGGGAAAGCAACCATACCGAATAGGATATACGGCGGTAAGGTAACAGAGAACGTTTGCCAAGCCCTTGCAAGGATCGTGATCGGCGACCAGATGCTAAAGATCGCTAGGAAGTACAAGGTTGTCATGACGGTGCACGATGCGGTTGCTTGCGTAGTGCCAGAAGATGAAGCAGAACGAGCCCAAGAGTTCGTCGAGCTGTGTATGAAACTACGCCCTGAATGGGCACCAGACCTGCCACTTAACTGTGAAGCAGGGCACGGAAGGAGCTACGGAGAATGCTAAATTGATAGTAGACACAATTAACTTTAAGCGAGTATGGGCAGCGATAAATGCGTGGTGGGCAAGCTCCATGGTGGCAGTGCTGCTGTTCCTACTAGGGCTGTACATCGGTAGCATAAACACAGAAAGTCGGATTGTGTCTGACTGCAAGTTTGCTGGGTCATTCCGTGTAGACATCCAAGCATTCACGTGCCAGAGGAAGATATGATTCCAGCATGGTCTTACAGCAGTATCAAAACCTTCGATCAGTGCCCGAAGAAGTATTATCACCTGCGTGTACTAAAGGACTTCAAAGATGAGGACTCGACTGCAACGATCTATGGCAAGGAGCTTCATAAAGCGGCGGAAGATTTTGTTAAAGAAGGCACGCCGATCCCATCTAAGTTCAGTTTCATTGCACCTACACTGGAAGCGCTTAATAGAATTGAAGGCGAGAAACACTGCGAGATCAAGCTGGGCATTGCCAAGCGTGACGGCAAGTTCGTTCCGTGTGACTTCTTCGCCAAGGATGTCTGGTGGCGGGGTATAGCTGACTTACTCATCATCAACGAGGACAAGCAGCAAGCCTATCTTGTGGACTACAAGACCAGCAAGAACGCCAAGTATGCGGACACCAAGCAGCTAGACCTGCTGGCCGGTGCAGTGTTTACGCATTTTCCCAAGGTGCTGGAGATCAAGTCGGCACTGCTATTTGTGGTTAGCAACGAGATGGTAAAGAAAGAACACGAGTTTATGATGCAGTCGTCGTATCTGAACTCCATGGAGCCAGAGCTTACGCGGCTTGAAGCAGCTATGAAGAATAATGTATGGAACCCTAACGCTGGGCCGCTGTGCAAATTCTGCTCGGTTACTGATTGTACACATAACAGGAGAGGTTGAAATGCCTTACGTAACTAAGAAGCGTCCGTACAAAAAAGAATACGAACAGCAACTTGCCCGAGGTGAGCATGAAGATCGTATGGAACGGCAGCGTGCCCGTAATGAGATGGACAAGAAAGGTGTTAAACGCGCCGGGAAAGATATTGACCATGTGGTGCCGTTATCGAAAGGTGGTACGAATGCGCCATCGAATCTGAAGCTGAAGAAGCCCAGCGCAAACCGTTCGTTCAGCCGCAACTCAGATCACACCATCAAAAAGAATGCACCAAAGAAATGACGGACGATATTCAAGAACCACTGATGGATTCAATGTCGTTAGAAGAAGCCAGAGTAATCTGGCTGACGA